AAGTTATGGCACTTGTGTAATAATTTGACATTCAAGGAGTATATCACACTTTTGGAATAACTGAGGCAATTTCAATACCTGCACCAAATACTTTATTGTATTGGTTCTCTAATTCACGGACAGGTTCAGTAATACATAAAACATTGTCCATTGAAATTTTAATGCCTGATTTGAATTCAGAGGCAAACTCTAAAAATGGTGCAAAGCCCATTACAGGCCCTTCTTTTGTTGGTTGAACGATTACTTGAACAGGTTGCTTGATAATAACCTCATTCTTATCGTTACAATCAACTTCACCAATAAGTGTTTGTGTTGTTTTGAGTGTAATTAATTTTAATTTCATATTATAATCCAATTGTTAAACTTGCTGGTAAAACGCCGATAGTAACCCATCTTTTTGGGTATAACATCTCACGGCCCCTAAATTCATTCATATCATAAGTTGGGTCTTGAACCCATCCAACAACTTCAACCATGTTATCATATTCACGGAAGAATAAGTCATAACGGTCTGCACGAGGCATTTTGTGTTCAATGGCCAACTTCTTTGCTACTTCACGAGTATTCATTCTTTTCTTTCCTTAAATTCATAGAAAAAATCATTGTTGTTTCTGGCAGAATGTTTAGCGTTTTTTTCTACCGAATACAACTTTGACGCTATCTTAAAATCTGGTATTTTGAATTCAGGTACTGTTAAAGAAGCATCATAGAATAATGTTTTATTATTTGGTTGAGCAGCAAACTGTCCATTATCCAACTTAATAAAATTATAGCTCTTATGTTCTTCTACTGTTTCTGAAAATCCTGTATTCAAATAACCAGGGTCATTTTGGCAAAAATCTACGGTGAACATGTATTCACCATAATGCCATTTTCTGTCTTTGTCCAAGAATTTACATTTCAACATCCGCAAATTATCTTTTTCAATGACAGTAAAATTATAACTCAAACAGTCCCAAATTTGCAAGTAATCCAAAGGTAATGTTGCATTTTTAAGGTCTGTTTGCCTTGATACAAAAGCATGTAAAGGAAGTTTATCATAAATGGCGCCATAGTTGGGCAATAGTGCTTCAATACGAAATGCTTGGTTCTTAATACACTTCATTGAAATCCAAATACATGGTTCGTATTCGCCATGGCCTTTTTCAAAGTCATAGAGAAACTCTTTCTTTACATAGCATTGAATTGGTGGTAAATTGTGGACTAGGAATGCCATTATGCTTTCTTGTCTAATTCGTATTGATAGGTTCTTTGACGAAGCTCAGTAGAACTAAAACGATGTGTCCTTGAATTGTATATTATATCTATGTTACGGTCAACACAAATTTGCTTACCGGTGAAATCTTTACCGTGATATTCTTCACCGATGAATCTTTTATTGAGTGGTAGAAACATGAGTAAGTCTTCAAGGTCTCTTTCAGTTTCATATACAATAATTTCATCAACATATTTTACAGCTGATAACTGAACATATCTTTCAACGATTGATTGAACTGGTTTGTTTTTGGTTTGTGGTCTATCAATAGCTGGGTTAGTTTGCAAACCACAAATAAGATAATCACATTGAGATTTAGCTTCCGCTAACATTAGAATATGACCCGCATGAAGCAAATCAAAAGTTGATGCTGTGAATCCTGTAATTCTATTCATTATAAAACTCCAAAATAAAAAACCCCACCGAAGTGGGGTTTTGCGTTGTAAGAACAATATTACTTGTTCATTACATACATGGTCACTTCAAAGCCAAAACGCATTTCTTGAGCTGATGGTGTTGTCCACATGTTATTTCTCCTTAGATTGATAAATTTTTAGTTTATAATCCAAATCGTTAGAGATGCAATATAAACGCAAAGGTCTAACTTGAGTTTTATCGTTAGTTTTTTTATACTAACATCCATATTTTATAACACTTTCAGCTAAAAGTCACTACTGAAAACCATTAACTACTACTACTGTTTATCTGTTCAAATTAGGCAATAAGTCCTGGCTTATAAACTGTTTTGCCGTTCTCTTTAACTGCGGTAAGTGCCTGCTTTTTAAGGTTATTAGCATCATAAGATACATGAACCCAACCAGAATCTGGAATGCCTGGTGTATAGAATTCAAGGATTAGCTGTGTGAAATCTAAATTATCTTTAATCCATTCTGCTAATTCAGCATTAGGTACACCTGGAATTTCAATATCTGCTGCCTGACCTTTACAATGGTCAGATGTTCTTGAACCACCCACAGCTGCATTAACTTCTGGTGCTCTATAACCAGAATTAACCTTAACTGCAACACCATATCCTTCACGGACTGGTTGTAAAACATTCTCACATAATGTTCTTAAATTGTCCACAACTTCTTGTGTTGGAGTATTATCTAAACCATTGCGAATAGCGGTTTCACTCTTTGTCAATTCATTTAATGAAAAGTTTGCGCTTAGTTTTTGTTTCAAATCCATTTTACTGGTCCTTATCTTCTCTTTGGTTTCGGTCTCGTCTAGGTGGTGGTGCTTTTACTGCGGTCACAATAGCTTTAATCATCGCATGCTTAAATTCAATTCTTGTTCTACCACCAAAACTTGTCATCAACCTTTTGACAGTTTTTGGCATCTTAAAGTTCTTATCAGAACCAAACATAATATACTCCATTCATTATTAAAAATAAGGTGGAGGCCGAAGCCTCCATCCTTTATACTGCTGCTGCCTGTTCGTTAAGAAGTTCTGGTTTATAGAAATTTAATTCTTTACCAATTTCAATCTTACGAGGCTTCTTATGGTCAGGAATGATATTCTCTAAACCAATTTTTAGAATACCATCTTTATACTCTGCACCTCTAACTTCTACTGTATCAGCGATACGCAAAGTCTTGGTGAAAGAGCGAAGACCTATACCTCTATGTAGGTATTCGCCTGCTTCGGCTTTGTCTTCTTTGTTACCTTTAATGACCAATTCACCATCATTTACAGAAACATCAATATCTTCTTTACTGAAGCCTGCCACAGCTAATTCTACAACATAACGGTTATCGTCTAGCTTTAGAATATTGTGTGGTGGAAATGTGGTTGTGGTGGTCTTAAAGTCTGAATTTAATAGTTTCTCAACTTCGTCAAAGAAGTTTTCAAAACCTAGTGTTGTATGATATAATGGTGTTAAACGACTTAATGTCATAGCTTTCTCCTTAAAATAAGCAAGTTTTCAAAATGTGACCCCGAAGGCATCACGGTTATATTTAGTCTTTGACGACTAATATTCTTGTGGTTTTTTACCTATATTATATTTTGCAATTAAATCCCACTCATCTTTTTCTTTGAAAGCGATAATCTTTATTTGATGAAGTGGTGCAATATTATCTTCCAACAGTTTAGGGTTTAATATCTTAATTAGACCCCATTCTTCCAATAGTTTAGCAATAGCATTTCGTCTTTGAATGTCATTCTCTGAAATATTGGATGGCTTACCATCTAGGGCAAACAATTCTTTGAAATGGACAATGTAATAATGTCCTTGTTTATGTAGAATATGACAAGACTGGTAAAGAACTTTTTCTTTACGAGATGATACTCCAATTCGTGTTAGTGTTTCACGAACTTTAAGAAAATCATCTGGTTCATTGAAGACTACTTCAACGAACTTACTCAAATCAACCATTTTACTTCCTCAATCCACCGATGTCGGTTTCTTCTTTTAATTTTTGGATTTGTTCTTAGAAACCAAAGATTTGCTTTATACATTCTAAATCTTCACTTTTCTCAGCTTTAACCCACTTGGCAAATGGTCTCTTTTGTGACCTGACTATATTTAGTAAAAAATCATTCTGTAACTTCTTATCGATTTGATGGTAGCGATTCATTTCGTTTGCATAGAATATACAATCTTTATGATACGATAGACTTCGGTTGACCAAGAATGGTGCATAAGATTTCTCTGTCAACTCATCAACAATTAGCTTCTTTTTATTCTGTAATATAGCATTTACATAATCAAACGGACTCATTTATTCTCGCTTTCAACTTCTATCCATGTGTGGTCACCTAATGACTTAACAGCACATATATATTCGTAATCAAAGGGTGGTCCAGAAATCCAAGATTTTGGGCCATTAATACTTAATATATTTCTTTGTGTTCTTTTGTGATAAATTAACCAATATGTTTGCCCATGAACTACTTGAAACTCATAGTGAGCATCATAAATCATATCAGTTAAATCTAATCTTTTTTTGATTTGGTCGGCTTGCTTTCTTAGCACATTGACCAATTCCATAATTCTATCATATTCTTGCTGGGCGCTCAATCGTGCAATATTGAGCATATGGTCTTTTTGTGATTTTACAGGAACTAATTCAAACTTGGGTGAACCAACATCCATTGGATATGGTAGACTGTTTCTTTTAGCTGGATCTTCGTCTTCAAACCGCAATCAACTATACTCACAGTTAGCCATCAATTCAGTCAAACAGGCGACCAAATTGATTTCAGTATCGGCTACAAATGCGTTCTTGTATTGATAGTCTGCAATAATTAAAACAGCTTGTGGTATAGAATGTGGTTTCATAAAGTCATATAATGAATCATAGATTTGACGAAACACGCCATTAGCATCTAAATCGCTTGTTGCCACCCATTTACGAATTGCACCAAAGTCTTTAGCTTTAATATGCTTTACAATTTCTTGTAATTGAACGTTGCCTATTTGTGCAAGAATACCCACATCAATCTTACCAAATTGAGAGTATCTTTGTAACTCATTTAATACTCTACGAAAATCTGGAAAGTGTTTCTTGACCAATTCTGCGATGACCTTATCGTCATATTCAATCTTTTCAGTTTGTAATACACTCTGAAGTCTTTTGAAGAATTGAGATGCCATAGAAGCCTTCTCATCGTTCTTGAGACCAAAATCAATGACAGCACATCTTGAATGAAGTGGTTCAATGATTCTTGTTTTGTAATTACATGTAAAGATGAAAGAACAATTGATAGCAAACTCTTCAATTGCATTACGAAGGGCAGGCTGTGTTGAGTTTGGATTGAGATAATCTGCTTCGTCTATGATGATGACCTTACGGCCACCGGATAATGACATTGATGAAGCATAGTTTTTGATTTTGGTTCTGAATGTGTCAATGCCTGATTCGTCTGAACCATTAATGACCATATAATCACAACCGATTTCTTCACAACCAGCCAAGAGAAGATTGGGGATATTACTTTGATTGACATACTCCTGAAACGGCTTTTTCAACCGTTCAGGCAGTATGCAGTCTTCTATCTTTTTAGGACGATACTTCTCCGTAAATAATAAATGTTCCATTCACACACCTCATAATATAAAATAACGAATTAATCTTTTTCATTCAATCTGGCAACCACATCAAGATAAGCATCTGTAACTTGCCAAGTATTACCAGTTACACTAAAAATGTGTGTCAATACTTCTTCTTCGCTGCTTTCGGGGTTAATAGATTTAGATTCAAACACGGACATAACATGTGCTGGATTGATTGCAATTGATTCTGAAGCGTTACCTTTAAAGGCATTTTGAAATAATTTTACTGTCATGATTAATTACCTTTTTCAAATTTAGAACCTTGTTCAGTTGAAATCCAATATTGTAATGGAATGTTTTTGTGTTTGAAGTGTGAGATACCTTGAGAGGTGATTTTAACATGATAACTACCATTTAATAGTTTAGTTAAGCTCTCTGTCTTAAATATCATGCGATACTTGTCACCATTACCTTTACCAATTTCAAGTGCATCGGTATGAGCAGAATCGTTTTGCAAATCTAGTGTAACGATACTGACTGTTGAACCATCAGATTCGATTCCAATTTGTGGCGATGTCAATACTGCGGCTGCCCTCATAATCCAATCGATATCTGATTCAGATAAATCTAATGAGATTTCACATTCAGGTAAAGCAATATCTTTGTCTGGAGGTGTGACTAACATACTTGGTTCACAAAAGCGATACTTAATCTTACTACGGCCGCCGTTGCCAACAATTACAACATGTTTCTCATCAAACTCAAATGACGGTTCATCTTTATGCAAAGATACCACAGATAAGAAGTTGTTTAAATCATATACGCCAAAGTTGGCAGGAATTTCTTCAGCAATATCTACTTGAGCTAGAATATTCTTATGTGAAGAAACTGTTTTGAGTGTCTTACCCTTTTTAAAGTGGATGCCTGGATTAATGGCACCAAAGTTCTTTAATAGAGCAAATGTTTCGTTTGATAATTTCATATACTTTCACCTTTTTTAATAATAATAAATTCATTATACATCATTTTTTAATAAATTGCAATAGGTTATCTACTTGTTTGCCTAAGTCTTCTAAAGTGCCATTGTTTTCTATTACATAATCAAACTTTGAACCCACCCAATCTGTTTCTGATTGGTGAATACCCCTTCGTTTTAACCTTTCTTTCGCTAATGCCCATCCAATATATCGGTCACCTTTATTGAATGTAATAGCATCTTGATACCAATCTGGTTCAGGTCCTCGTTTAACACGAACAATGATGCCATTATTCTTATGAATAAACTTAAACTCATTCTTGAAGCGAACATCTGTGATAACCACATTCTTACCATCTGCTCGTTTCAATAATGAATTGACCCAAATATCTTTATGAAAAACATTACGACCCGCTTCGGTTCCTAATAATTGGAGTGCCAATCTAGGAGAAAACTTCTTACCTATCTTCTCACTCCAAATTTCATCAGGTTGTTCCCGCCATTGTCTGGAATCCTCGGTATCACCTTCAAGTAAATCACGAGGCCATCCAAACATAGCAGAGCAGGCATCTTTCAATGGTTTTGCGAAACTATCTTTGACAAAACCTTTTTGTTCTAGTAAATCACCAACGGTGCCTTTACCTGAACCAATAAAACCCACCACACCGATAAGCATTATAACTTACCAGTGTATTGTGCAACTTTAGGCATATCTCCCGTAAAGGCATATGTACCGATATGCTGTGTTTTCATCCAAGGACATAAGAAGATTTGACCACCAATCTTACGCCACATTTGGCAAAACATATAATCTTCTGATAGATAGCGTTCTGTTCCGCCACCAGTAATTGAATCTTTCGTATCAATCACAGTATCAAAGTAAGCGTGAATGTAACGAGAACCATCAAAGTTAGCCTGTCCAACATGGTCTGGTTTATACTTGATATCAGGAAATGATTCTTGCATTTTTTCAAACACACGGCGTTTCACCATCATATGTCCAGTACCAATCTCTAATACTTCTAATGGGTCTGTTACTTGAAATTGTGATGTGCCTTTTACAACATTAAACACATACTCACCAACCAATGTTTCTAATTCTTTTGGTTCCATATCAGGATGGTTTCTTGCAGCTTGTGCTACATTGGCCCAATTGATAGATTTTTTAGGGTAAGGACCACCAATAACATCTTTATCTAATGCCATTAAAGCGATGATGTCTTGTGGTGAATAATGAATATCTGAATCAATGAATAGTAGGTGTGTAAAACCTGAGCGTAAGAATTCATCTACTAGGTAATTTCTTGCTCGTGTGATGAGTGATTCGTTGAATAGAAATGAAAACTTTGTTTCAATCCCATATTTTGACATTGTTGTTTGAAGGTCTAAACATGATTTGACGTATAGGCCATGTGCCATGCCACCATACATTGGTGTTGCCACAAACAACTTATTCTTTTTTAATTCTTCAATTTTAACTTGAATTTCCATGATAAGCCCATTTCAATAATAAAAAAAAGGTGTGACACCTATATGTATCACACCCTTCTCGTGGATCCTAAACTATTTTAGGCAAATGCTCTTTCACCTTGTTGGCGAATAGCGGCAATACCAGCTGCAACCATACGCTTTGTTGGTGAACCTAAACGGTAAAATGAAACTTTATCACCGTTTGAGTTAGTGCGTGTGTTTAAATAGATAGCATGACCATCATTACGCAAATCATTAATTGTTGCTGTTGGATTTGCAACACCAAAAACTGATTGCATTTTAGCAACTGTTAATGTGTTATAGCCGCTATCTTTTGAAAGATACGCAAGGATTTTAGACTTCACAGAATTAGATTGTCTTTTTGACATCATTTTTTCTCCATAATATGAATCACTCTTTTTTAAAACTGGTTGAGAGGTGATC